CCCTATTCCTCGTCCCCCCACTGACGGTGGCGGTCGAGAGAACGTTCCACCCGCAACTCCTCGTCCCCCTATTCCTCGTCCCCCTACTGACGGTGGCGGTCGAGAGAACGTTCCGCCCGCAACTCCTCGTCCCCCCACTGACGGTGGCGGTCGAGAGAACGTTCCACCCGCAACTCCTCGTCCCCCTACTGACGGTGGCGGTCGAGAGAACGTTCCGCCCGCTCCTCCTACTAACGGTACTCCTGGCGGTGTTAGACCTGGTCCGAGGCCTGATATTCCGGTTGATTCGGATCCTGACACTGGTGGCACTGACACTGGTGGCACTGACACTGATGGCACTCCTACCAACCCAACGGATCCAGATCCTACTAAACCCGCCTATGAGTATGGTTTTGATTACAACAATGACGGTAATATTAGTTATGCCGAGCGGTTACGGGACATGATGGACGGCGGCGGTGCTGGTAAGTCGGGCATGTTGGGCGGCACGGGAATAATAGGTGCGGGACTTGGTCTGGCGTCGGGTATCGGTGCTGATATAGGCATGGGTTATCAAACTTTTGGTGTAGGTTTTGATGACATGGAGCAGAAGCTTGTGGACGCGGGCTATAGCCGTGAGGACGCAGCTTCTTATGTTCAGCGGACCAAAGATACGATGGAGAGGAATCGAATCGCCGCTGCTACTGGAGCCCGCGATGACGATGACGATTCAAGGTTTGTTGCTGCACCAGCGGATCCGTGTCCGAATGGATATATTATGGATCCAGAGTCGCAGGTTTGTGTAATTGATCCGGTTGCTACGCCTGAAAAACCTAAGATTCCTGCACCACCTCCACCACCTCCACCACCTCCGCTTTCTGAGTATATAGATTACACTCCTCCGGGGGGTGGTGGCGGAGGATTTTTGCAACCGGGTTCTGAGGACATTAGTTTTATGCGCAGGTCTGGACAGTTTGCGGCGGGCGGACAGGTTGGAGTGGGCAGTTTACCTGCTTATTCAGATTTCTTTCGGTATAAATGAGTTTACAGGCCTTACCGGAAGAGGCTTTAAAGGAGATCTTAGCCTTAACCGAGGCTAAGAAGACGCTTGATTTGCGCGAGCAGGCGCAAGAAAAGTTCATGCCGTTTGTTCATCATGTGTATGACAACTTCATCGAGGGTCGTCATCACCGGATTATTGCGGAAAAGCTTGAACGTGTTGCACGAGGGGAGCTCAAGCGGCTTATAATTAACATGCCCCCTCGACATTCGAAGTCTGAGTTTGCAAGTTACTTGATGCCTGCTTGGTTTCTAGGTAGAAATCCGAAATTAAAAATCATTCAGGCTACGCACAATACTGAGTTGGCGGTACGTTTTGGTAGGAAGGTAAGGGATTTAATTGATGATCCAGAGTATAAATCGATTTTTCCGGAGACTAATCTCAAAGAGGACAACAAGGGGGCTGGTAAGTGGGGCACTGACAAGGGTGCGGAGTATTTTGCAGCGGGTGTTGGCGCGGCCATCACGGGCCGTGGTGCGGATTTACTTATTATTGACGACCCTCATTCGGAACAGGATGCGTTAAGCGATAGTGCGTTTGACAACGCGTATGAGTGGTACACATCTGGTCCTCGGCAGCGTTTACAGCCGGGTGGTGCGATTATTTTGGTTATGACCCGGTGGGGTAAGAAGGATTTGACTGGTCGATTGCTTGCTGCGCAGGGCAGTGATGTGATGTCGGATCAGTGGGAAGTTGTGGAATTTCCTGCGATTATGCCTAGTGATAATCCTTTATGGCCTGAATTTTGGGAAAAGGACGCGTTATTATCGATTAAGGCGTCTTTGCCTGTTGGCAAGTGGAATGCGCAGTGGCAGCAGCAGCCTACGGCATCTGAGTCCGCGATTATTAAGCGGGAATGGTGGCAAATGTGGGAGAAGGAGGAGATTCCTCCGGTTCAGTATATAATTCAGTCGTATGACACGGCGTTTTCGAAGAAGCAGACTGCGGATTACAGTGCGATTACGACCTGGGGGATATTTACTCCGGAAGAGGGTGGTTCGGACAACATTGTATTATTGGACGCTCGTCGTGGGCGTTGGAATTTTCCAGAGCTCAAGGAGATTGCGTATGAAGAACACGAATACTGGGAGCCAGACATGGTGTTGGTCGAAGCGAAAGCGACGGGAATGCCACTTATTGACGAGTTGCGGCTTCGCGGTATTCCGGCCTTGGGCTTTTCGCCGGGTAAAGGGAGTGATAAGGTAACTAGGATGCACATGGTTGCGCCATTATTTGAAGCTGGTATGGTATGGGCACCCGAGGACAAAAAGTTTACGGATGAGGTGATTGAGGAAGTAGTTTCATTTCCTAATGGTGATCATGATGACTTTTGTGATAGTATGACGTTAGCACTGATGCGATTCCGACAAGGAGGCTTTGTTTCTTTGAAGGGCGAAGAAGAAGACGAACTTGAATGGAGGCCCCGTAAAAGGGAGTATTACTGATGGCATTACCACCAAGCATGGTTGCACCGGGGTTGGACCTCGATGATACGGCGGGACTTCCTGATTTAGAGATTCCGATTGATGTTCCTATGGAGTTTCCTAACGGGGCGGAGATTATGGACGATGGCGTGGGCGGCGCGATTGTGCAGGCTCTTGGTTTGGCTCCGGAAATGTTGGGCCCAGAGCCGATGTATGATCACACGATGAATTTAGCGGAGGCGTTGTCGGATTCCGAACTTGGTGAATTATCCACGGATTTGCGGGGATTATACGACGAGGATTTAGATTCTCGATCTGAGTGGGAAGAGGCGTATACCAAGGGTTTGGACTTATTGGGTCTTAAATACGAGGAGCGCACTGTACCGTTTGAGGGGGCTAGTGGGATAACCAATCCGATGATTTCGGAGAGTGTTACGCAGTTTCAGGCTCAGGCGTATAAGGAGATGTTGCCCTCTGGTGGCCCTGTAAAGACCAAGGTTGTTGGTTTACGGGATTTGGGCACTGATGAGCAGGCGGCTCGTGTTAAGGACTTTATGAACTACCAGATCACTGAGGTGATGGAGGAGTTTGATCCGGACACTGATCAGATGTTGTTTTATTTACCCTTAAGCGGTTCGACGTTTAAGAAGGTTTATTACGACGAGACTAAGCAGCGGGCGGTATCTAAGTTTGTACCTGCGCAAGATTTGGTTGTTCCGTATTCTGCGTCTGATTTGGCGACGGCTACTCGTGTTACGCATGTGTTGCGTATGGATGAGAACGAGCTTCGTAAGTTGCAGCTTATGGGTTTTTACCGTGATGTTGAGTTAAAAGGTTCTGAGGATCTTGAGGAAGATCCGGTTCGCCAGAAGGTCAATGAGTTAGAGGGTATATCCAAGAATTACAGCGATGATGTGCATACTGTTTTGGAGATGCACGTTGATTTGGATTTAGAGGGTTTTGAGGACGTTTCGGAGACTGGAGAGCCTACGGGTTTGAAGCTTCCGTATGTTGTGACTATAGATCACGACTCGGGAGAGGTTCTTTCGATACGTCGCAATTATGCTGAAGACGATCCGACGAGTCGCAAGCGTCAGTATTTTGTGCATTACAAGTTTATGCCGGGTCTGGGGTTTTACGGCTTTGGTTTGATTCACATGATCGGGGGCCTTGGTCGTGCGGCAACGAGTATCCTTCGACAGTTGATCGATGCTGGTACACTTGCCAATCTCCCAGCAGGATTCAAGGCGCGAGGGGTGCGGGTTCGTAATGACGACGAGCCGTTGCAGCCTGGGGAATGGCGGGACATTGATGCGCCAGGAGGCAGCATACGGGAAGCGATTATACCGCTGCCGTACAAAGAGCCTTCTGCAACGCTGGGTCAGTTGCTGGGAGCGATACAGGATCAGGGTCGCAGGTTTATTTCGACTGCGGATCAGTTGTCCGAGCAGGGCAGTCAGGAGATGCCTGTTGGCACTACCATGGCTCTTATGGAGCGTGGAACGAAGGTTATGTCCGCGATTCATAAGCGGCTGCATTATGCGCAGAAAACGGAGTTTCGTTTGTTGGCGCGTATTTTTTCGGAGAACTTGCCTCCGGAGTATCCGTATGATGTTTCGGGTGCGTCTCGTCAGATTAAAGCGGAGGACTTTGACGACAGGGTAGATGTTATACCTGTATCGGATCCAAACATTTTCTCGATGGCGCAACGTGTATCGTTAGCTCAGTCTCAATTGCAGTTAGCGCAGGCTAATCCTGAGATTCACAACATTTATCAGGCGTATCGTAGAATGTATCAGGCTCTGGAAATCCAGAACATTGATGAGATTTTACCTCCGCCACCGGAGCCTCAACCTACGGATCCTGTGTTGGAGAATGCTCAGTTGCTTGGCGGTCAGTTGCCGCAATCTTTCCCTGATCAGAATCATGAGGCTCATATTCAGGTTCACGTTACGTTTTTGCAGATGCCTATTGCTCAAGGCAACCCGCAGGTATCGGCTACACTTGTGGGGCATATATTTGAGCATGTGGGTATGCAGGCCAGACAAATGGTGCAGGCGCAGGTTGAGCAGCAGATGCAGGAGCAGATGCAGCAATTAGAGTTGGCGGTTCAAACGGGAGCTATTTCTCCTCAGATGGCGCAGCAGCAAATAATGCAGATTCAGCAAATGGCTCCTCCTCCTGAGCAGATAGAGGCTCAAATAGCTCAAATGGAAACTCAGTTGATGCAGCAGGTTATGATGATGATTCAGCCTCCGATGCCTCCGATGCCTGATCCGCTTGTTCAGATCCGTCAGCAAGAGTTGGCGATTAAACAGCAACAAGTAGCGAGTGACGCGCAGTTGGATCAGATGAAGTTGCAGCTAGAGCAGGCGAAGATGGCTCAACAGGCCACTGCGGATTCGGCTCGGTTAGAGTTACAAGAGCAGATTGCGGATGATCGTAACGAGGTTAACCGTGATCGTATTAACGTCCAACGAGAGGCGATGATACGGAGGACTCAGTAATGCCTCTAAAAGAAGGCAAATCTAAAGGTGTTATCAGCCAGAACATCAAGACAGAAATGGCTGCTGGGAAACCGCAAGATCAAGCGGTTGCTATTGCGTTAAGCAAAGCGGGTAAAAGTAAATATTCTTCTGGCGGTATGGTGAACAGGCGGTTTAGTCCGATAGCCCGACCTCAGAGGTTTGTTGGAGAGTTCTAGTGTTGTGCGCTCTCACCGCAGTGTTGGTGGGTATGCATGGCGGCGACATGTACAAGGCGTGTGTGTATCGCTGTCCTAGAGACGTTTCTTATTTTTACTATCATTACCCGCGGATTATACGGATACCGTATGATTATCGGTGTCCTCCTGTAGCCAAGGTGGGTGACCGTGTATGATAGATCCATTTACAGCACTGGCAGCAGTTAAGTCTGCTGTTTCTGCGGGCAAGGAACTCGTTAATGTTACCAAGCAGATTGGTGAGTTTTTTGACGGGGTGGATGATTTACGCGCTGCGCATGAGCGTAAGAAGAACAGTTTGTTCTCTGGTTCCGATGAAAATGCCATGGAGACATTTGTTAACTTGCAACGGGCTAAAGATGCCGAGGAGGAACTTCGGCAGATTGTAATAGCCACGCGAGGGTTCTCTGCTTGGGGGGAGCTCCAAGCAATACGAGTTCAAGCTAGGAAAGACCGCAAAGCCAAAGTTTTGGCGGAAAAGAAACGCAAGCAAAAAATGATGGAGAGGTTTATTATTTACGGCGGGTCTGTAGCGATTGTCGCTATATTGATGGGAATGACTGTTGTGATAATTTTAGCAAAGCAGGGGCGCATTTGATGGCGGACGGGGTTTCAGGAGTAGGCTCTGCTCCTTTTAATGTAGGAAGCGACATACACGCCCAAACGCGGGCCCGTGAGCGCATAGAAACGCATCTTGTGGAGCAGAGGGTAGAAAAAGAACACAGGGCTAATCACAGCCATTTAGAGGCTCTTATAAAGCAACGATTGGACTTACAGGAAAGTTATGATAGGTTTGGGCGCAAGACTAATGCGGATCGACCGCAGGGAACGAAGTTAAACATAGAGGTGTAACATGGCAAATACCTTTGAAAAGATTTTGCAATACCGCTTGATGCCCCGTATTATGATGTTCGTCATGATGGTGATGTACATTCGCGTAATTAATTGGGGAATGACGCTTGATGATTTATCAACCCAACAATCAGCGATGATTTCGGTAGTCAGCGGAGCAATGACTGGAACAATAGCCGTTTGGTTGAGTTCTGAGAAATGAGTATTTTTACTGCTGCATTAGGGCCGATAGCTAATCTTGCTGGATCATGGCTCCAAGGGAAGGCTGATAAGAATGCTGCGGCTGCGGAGCTAAAACTTACTGAGGCCAAGGCGAAGGCGCAGATACTTTTGTCTGAAAAGACCAGCGTTGCCGACTGGGAGCGCATTATGGCGGAGGGCGCAAAATCAAGTTGGAAGGACGAATGGTTCGTTGTAATCCTGTCTATCCCTTTGATTTTATGTTGGATTCCGGGCGCAGAAGGTTGGGTTGATCGTGGGTTTGCGCAGCTTTCAAAAGCTCCGGACTGGTATTTTTACAGCCTTGGAATTGCAATTTCGGCAAGTTTTGGTGTGCGCGGAGTGCAGGCATTCTTTAAGAGGAAATGATATGAGCGAGTTTAAGTTAAGCAGACGTAGCCTTGATCGTCTTGAAGGTATTGATGACGGGTTACAGGCTGTGATCAAGATGGCTATTACTTTGACCAAGACCGACTTCGGGGTGGTTCAGGGGATGAGAACCATTGAGCAGCAGAAGGAGCTTGTTGCTAAGGGGGCTAGTCAGACGATGAAGTCTAAGCACCTTGAGGGCAAGGCTTTCGACATTATGGCGTTCATAAATGGGAGGGCGAGTTGGGAACTCTCGGTTTATGATGATCTTGCCGATGCGATTAAAGAGGCAGCAACACACTTAAACGTCCCCATTTGTTGGGGTGCAGCGTGGGGCACACCTGAGATGCCGTATCCAATGGACATTCGCAAATGGGAAGGTACAATGGAAGAAGCAATGAATGCGTATATAGACTTGCGCAGATCACAGGGTCGTCGTCCGTTTATTGATGGTCCCCATTTTGAACTGATAGATTAGGAGCTTGTTATGGCGAGTTTTACAGAAGAACAACTAAAACGGTTTTTAAAGGGTGCCACAGGGGACGAAGCGATGGGCGGTTCGAAGAGCCGCAACGCGGGAGGACAGACTGCGGTAGCGCAAGAGGTGGAGAAACTTCTTCGCAAAAACCCTGAGATATTCGAAGAAATGTTGGATAAGAAGCCCAAGAAGTTTTCTAGTGGTGGTAGAGCTCAGACAAGTGGCTTTGGTGGCGGAGAGACGTACTGATGACCACGATAGTCATAAAAATTCTTCCGGAGGGAATGCCTGTAGACAAGATGGAGGCAGATGAGAGCGGTGATTCATGCCCTCTCCCCACCCAAGATATTAAGTTGAACATTGAAAATCGGCAAGAAGCTATAGACGAATATCAGTATGGCCCATTGAATCCTGAGTTGGATGAAACTGGAGAAAACAACGATTTTTGGGAAAAGATAGCAAAGACGTTCAAAACAAGTGTGGACGCGGCTATTGAAAGTCGTTGCGGAAATTGCGCCGCGTTTAATCAAACTCCGGAGATACTCGATTGTATCGCAAAAGGAATTGGTGAAAGCGATGTTGCGGATCCTTACGACAGTATAGACGCGGGTGATTTAGGCTATTGTCAATTTTTAAAATTTAAATGTGCGTCGAATAGAGTGTGTGATGCGTGGGTATCCGGTGGACCTATTACATCAAGCACAGAACACAGTAGCAGAGATATTCTTTAATGGACGCTGTTGCTTTTGCTACATATATGTATAAGTTGCTTAATCAGCGCGAACAAGAAATTGCAAGTGCGCTGGGAATGGATGCTGCTAAAGACTGGGAGCATTATAAACTCATGGTAGGGGAAATACGGGGCATCTCCTACGCTCGTGAGGAAATCAAAGCCCTGCTGGAGAACCACGCTGACGATGTCGAAGACCTTATATCTTCCTGAACATGTCGCGCAGAAAATGAACAAAACGAAGACAGACAAAGCGTCTGCGTCTTCTGCTGTTGGTAGCGCATATGTTGATACCACCGAGAAGGTTTTAGATCCTTCTCTTTTAGAAAAACCCTTGCTTGAAAGACTTCCGCAGCCCACAGGCTGGCGTGTGTTGGTTATGCCTTATCAGGGTGCGACTAAGACTCAAGGCGGTTTGCACATCCCAGATGAGATTAGGGACCGTGAAGCTGTTGCCACAGTTGTTGCGTATGTCTTAAAGATTGGTCCTTTAGCGTATAAAGATCCAGACAAGTTTGGCCCTGATGCATCACCTTGGTGCGCCGAGGGACAGTGGGTCTGTATCGGTAGATACTCGGGATCACGATTTAAAATTGACGGCGGCGAAGTTCGTATAATCAATGACGATGAGGTTATTGCTACGATCTTAGAGCCCGACGACATTAAGCAGGTTTAGGAGACACTAATGGCTGAAGAACAAGATCTCGTAGAGGACGAGGGTGTAGAAGTAGAAGTGGATAAGCCTGAGATTTCAGAATCTCAGGAGGTAGAAAAAGAGCAGGGCCCTGCCAAGGTAGAGGCTTCGGAACCTGTTCAAGAAGACGAGTTGGATAACTACAGTAACAAGGTCCAATCTCGAATTAAAAAACTTACGGAGAAATACCGTAAAGAAGAGCGTGACCGCGAAGAGGCGGTTCGAATGGCTCAACAGTTGTTGCAGGAGAACCAACAGCTAAAAGGCCAGATGCAGAATTTGGACAAGGGCTATCTTGTTGAGTATGGAAATCGCTTAGAGTCTCAAGAGGCGGCGGTAAAACAAGCTTATCGCCAAGCCCATGAGACGGGCGATACGGACGCTATGTTCCAGGCTCAAGAGGCTATGTCCAGAATTGCAGTTGAGAAAGACAAGTATAACTTGGCTAAAGCTCGTGCTGAAAGGCAGCAGGTGCAGCAACAACAGCAGCCTCAACAGAGGCAAAAGGTGCAGCAACAACAGCAGCCTCCGCAACAACAGGCCCCGGCCCCGGCTCCGGATCCCAAAGCTCAGTCTTGGGCAGAAAAAAATGATTGGTTTGGCGCAGACGAAGTTATGACGTATGCGGCATTTGGTATTCATCGTAAGCTCGTAGAAGAGGAAGGGTTTGACCCGGAGACGGAAGAGTATTACACTGAAGTGGATCGTCGCATACGAACTGAGTTTCCTCATAAGTTTGAGACGAAGAAGAAATCGGGTGGAGCACAGGTCGCATCTGCTGCTGCTTCAGCATCCCGCAGTAACAAATCAGGGCGCAGGTCGGTTAAACTATCACCGTCACAAATAGCGATGGCGAAACGTCTTAATGTACCGCTTGAAGAATATGCAAAGTTTGTGAAGGATTAATATTATGGCTGACAGAAAACCTCGCGCAAGCGAAACACGCGAATCAGAAACGCGCAGAAAACCCTGGGCTCCGCCCAGTCACCTTGCTGCACCTACTGCCCCAGATGGCTTTGTGCATCGTTGGATACGAGTTGCAATGCGTGGCGAAGAGGACAAAATGAATGTCAACTCTAAGCTACGAGAAGGATGGGAACCTGTCCGGAAAGATGAGTATCCAAACTACGAAGCGCCTACTATTGACGAGGGTCGATATGAGGGTGTGATCGGACAAGGCGGACTGATGCTGTGCCGTATACCTGTTGAAACAGTGGACGAAAGAACTGCATATTACGGGGGCAGAACCCGCGAACAAATGACAGCGGTAGATCAGGACCTTATGAAGGAGCAACATCCTTCAATGCCGATAACGAACAGTCGGCAAAGTCGTGTATCGTTCGGAGGTTCTCGTAGAGACTCCGATTAATTTTAATTGCTGTAAATAGGAGCTTATTATGGCAAATTCTAATGGTTCCTTCGGTCTTCGACCGATTGGAAAGATTGGTCAATCGACCAATTCCACTGGAATGACGGAATACCGCATTGCTTCTGACAACTCTAATCCAATATTCCAAGGCATGGCGGTTATCCCGTTAGCTGGGGGTGTTATTGACGACCTACAAGCTGCGGCTGGTGGGACTGTCTCTATTGTAGGAGTTTTCGGAGGTTGTGAGTATGTTTCGTCAACAACCGGTGAAAAAATCTTTTCGAACTTTTGGCCCGGTTCTGGCGCGGATTCTAACTTCCCTGTCAAAGCCTTTTTGTACGATGATCCAAATCAGTTGTTCACAATTGCTACGTCCAACGTAGTTGCTGCGGCAAACACTGAAGCAGAGATTCGTGCAGCTGTGTTCGCAAACGTTGCGTTTGCAACAGGGAACAGTGGTTCGACTACTACGGGGTTATCTTCTGCGACAGCGGATTTAAACACCATTGCAACCACCAACACGTTGGCTTTAAGAATTATGGGCGTTCAAGATGACCCCGATAATTCTGATTTCACTGCTGCTGGTATTCCATTAATCGTTCGTATAAACAACCACTTCAATGCGCCGACTGGCTCCATTGCTGCGGGCACTGTTTCTACGACGGGCGTATAAGGAGGTCTAACGAATGGCTATTTCTCGCGCACAACTAGCGAAAGAGCTAGAACCGGGCCTCAACGCGCTGTTTGGTATGGAGTACGACAGGTACGAAAACCAACACGCGGAGATCTACACAACAGAATCTTCTGATCGAGCATTCGAAGAGGAAGTTATGTTGAGTGGGTTCGGAGCGGCACCAACCAAATCGGAAGGTTCTGCTGTAAACTTTGACGACGCTAACGAGGCTTACACTGCTCGTTACAACCACGAAACTATCGCACTAGCGTTCTCTATTACTGAGGAAGCTATCGAAGACAATCTGTATGATCGTCTTGGTTCGCGTTACACTCGTGCGTTGGCTCGTTCTATGGCACACACAAAGCAAGTTAAGGCCGCTGCGGTTCTTAACAACGCATTTACTGCTGGCGCGACTGCTGGCGGTGATGGTGTTGCGCTTTGTGCGACGGACCACCCGTTAACCAACGGTGGAACATTTGCTAACGAACCATCAACTGCTGCGGATTTGAACGAGACATCTCTTGAAGATGCCCTTATCAATATCGCAGGTTTTGTTGACGAGCGTGGTTTGAAGGTTGCCCTTCGTGGCATGAAACTGATGATTCCGCGTCAACTGCAATTCGTTGCAGAGCGTTTGATGGTTTCAAACCTTCGTGTTGGCACTGCTGATAATGATACAAACGCTATCCGGTCTATGGGGATGTTACCTGACGGTTACGCCGTCAATGATTTCCTGACAGATCCTGACGCGTTTTTCATTAAAACAGATGCGCCTCGTGGCTTTGTTCACTTCGAACGGACTCCATTGTCTACAAACATGGAAGCCGATTTCGACACTGGCAACATGCGCTTTAAAGCTCGTGAACGCTACAGCTTTGGCTTCAGCGACCCACGCGCAGTATTCGGTTCACCCGGAGCGTAAAACGTGCTATAGTTTGGGTGGGGTTTCATACCTCTCCTCCCAAACTGGGGGCTACTTCGGTAGCCCCTTTCTTTTTGCCTGAATGTCATGTATTCTTTTGGTATCCCTGACAGCCGCACGGTGCGGCTGACATTTGCCAAGACAGGAGATCTTCATGGCTAATACAACTTTCTCAGGACCAGTGCGTTCTGAAAACGGTTTTGAAACTGTATCTAAAAATGCGACTACTGGTGAAATTACGATTACCAGCGGATCGAAAATGGCGACTGAAGCTGCTGGCGGTGCTGGCATCGAAGGAACTGCGGCTGTATACGTTACACAAGTAGAGCGGTTCAAAAGCGATACTTCAACAAACGTCAATATCGTAAAAACCACTCTTTTGATTGACCTTACTGGTTTGCGCTCGACTGCGGCTGGGGACATCATTGGTAAAGACGGTTCGGGTGTTGCTTACATTGGTCGCGTTACAACGGCAAACCAAGGTACGGTATTCGGCGTTACTATGATGTGCCTTGAGACTCCAGCGGGGGGTGATCCAGATATTAATTTGCATTCTGCTACTGAAGCTACAGGTGTTGAGGATACTCCTATTTCTGATTTAACTGAGACTTTGATTATCAACTCAGGTGATTTAGCAGCGGGTAGTCTAGTTGCTGGTGGCGATATTGTGGCGGATCAGTATCTTTACTTAACCGCCGGAGCAACAACCGATGCTACTTATACAGCGGGTAGATTAGTTATTACAATCACTGGCTATGACGTAGCTTCTTAAACTAACATGAGGAGTAGCTAACATGGCTGACGCCGTAACGACCCAAACAATTTATGATGGGCGAAAAACAGCGGCCTTTAAGTTCACCAACGTGTCTGATGGCACGGGTGAATCTGCTGTTACTAAAGTTGACGTAAGCGCGTTGGAAACTGATACTGATGGCAATCCCTGCACAGGGGTTGCCATTGAACGTATCTGGTGGCAGTGCATCGGCATGAAAGTGCAGATTCTGTGGGATGCAACTACGGATGCTTTTTGTATTGAGCTTGGTGAAAATCAAAGTGGTGATCATAACTATACGGTTTTTGGAGGTTTAACCAACAATTCTGGAAGCGGCAAAACTGGGGACCTTAACTTTACCACAGTGGGCCACACTTCTGCGGATACTTATACTGTAATTTTATATCTTCGTAAAACCTATGGCTAAGATCGACAAGGCTAAGATGAAGTGCAACAAGCCCAAACGTCAAGTTTCTGGCGGGAAGAAGTTTGTTGTAAAGGCTTGTGACAAAGGCACCGAGAAGATTATTCGTTTCGGGGACGCCAACATGACCATTAAGAAATCAAACCCGAAGCGCAGGAAATCGTTTCGGGCTAGGCATGGTTGTGATACAAAAAAGTTGGACAAACTTACGGCCCGTTATTGGTCGTGCAAGATGTGGTAACGTGATGAAGTTGAGTTTTTCGGATATAACATCGGTTATCGTGGTTGGACTCTTGGGCTGGGGCTCAACTCAACTTTATGCGATGAAATCGGATCTGGCTGTTGTGTCTTATCGGGTCGAGGAAAACTACAAAATGATTAAGCCTATGTGGCAAGATTTTTTAGTAAGGCAGGCAAACTATGATAAGTCGTGGACAAATGCCGTTCCAAATATCCACACCACCAGAGGTACGGAATAATGGCAAAAAAGAAAAAGAAGCTCGACGCTTGCGCAAAAAAGGTCAAGGCTCGGTACAAGGTTTGGCCCTCGGCTTACGCAAGCGGAGCGGTAGCAAAGTGCCGAAAGGTGGGAGCCGCAAATTGGGGAAACTCTACTAAGAAAGCGGCGATGGGCGGCTTAATGACGGCGGTGGATAACCCTAAGCGAAAAGCCGTTCAGCGTTATGCCCCTGGTGGAATGGTTGCGTCCGGTTGTGGAATGGTGGAAGAAAACCGCAGGAAACGCACGAGGAGTTTCTAATGGCAAAGAAAAACTCTTTACGGGAATGGTTTTCTAAGAACAAAGGGAAGGGCTGGGTCGATTGTAAAACCGGGAAGCCCTGTGGTCGCAAGAAAGGCGAAAAGCGCAAGAGTTATCCTGCTTGTCGCCCGACTATGTCGGAATGTACATCCGCGATGAATAAAAAGAAATCGTCAAAACGAATTAAGTGGAAGGCCAGCACTGGCGGACAAGCGAGGGTGTTTTGATTAGAGAGTGGGCTACAGATTTATCAAAGCCATCTACGTTTAACAACAATGTTCCACGTTGTCCGTATGCTTTGCAGGCGTTGAATGACGGAGAAGTAAAAACGGTTGTTACTGAGGAACTGTGGATAGATGTTGTGGAGGAGTGCTCAAGATTTTGCAATCGAGGGTACAAGGTTTCGATGTTTTTTGACTACGGCTATGACAAAAGCTATCAATCATTAGAAGACGGCTGCATGGCGTTGAATAATTTCTTCACATTAGCTGGCATAGACATTTGGCTTTTATCGTTTTTGCGAGAAACTGAAGCGGTAGTGTTTGTGCAGAGGTGGAGCGAATTAGAGAATGCTGCTGCAAAGTTAGAAAAACTAGGGTACTATACGAACTATGAGCCCGATGACTATGAGCGTCACATTTTGGCGCGGAAAAACAGGAGACAGTAAAATGCCAGGTAAATTAAACATGGTTAAGAACAAGCAGGGGAAAATGGTCCCTGATTACGCTGCTGACGGAGTTGGCAAAATGATGCGCGGTGGTCAAGTTAAGATGATGCGCGGCGGTAAAGTCCCCGGCATGATGCGCGGTGGTGAAGTTAAGATGATGCGCGGTGGTGAAGTCCCTGAGATGCAGGGTGGCGGTTCTATTCAAAATGCCATGCCTGAAATCCGTCAAGGTGTTGAAGCTGTGAAACAAATGGTTTCTAAACCTCGTGCCCAAGTGGATGGAATGAGTGCTGATCAAATGAATTCGGCTATGGGAATGCGTGATGTTCCTATGACCAGTGGCGGAATGCGCAAGATGCGTGATGGCGGTCGAGTGTTCTAATGGCATTATCGGGTACAAGAGATTTTGAGCTTGATGTCGGGGAACTGATTGAGGAAGCGTTTGAGCGTTGTGGCTTGGAGGTTCGTACAGGATACGACGCCAAGACTGCTCGTCGATCTCTTAACCTAATGTTTGCTGAGTGGGCTAATCGAGGCCTGAACCTTTGGACAGTGAAGCAGGCAACTACGACATTGACACAGGGTCAGGCGCAAGAAACGTTGCTAGCAGATGTTGTGGACGTTCTTGAGGTGGTTCTTCGTCGAGACAATACCGACTACGAGATTGATCGCATAAGTCGGGCGGAATATTTAACGCTGCCCAACAAAACAACGACGGGTCGTACCAGTCAGTTTTACTTTGATCGACAAATAACGCCTGTGATTAACTTGTGGCCTGTTCCAGAGAATTCAACGGATCAATTGGTGTACTATTACGTTCGCAGGATTGATGATGCTGATACTTTGGTTAATACAACAGATATGCCGTTTAGGTTCTATCCGTGTATGGTTGCGGGACTGTCTTACTATATAGCAATGAAACGTGCGCCTGAGAGGTTGCAAATGTTAAAGTCTATATACGAAGAAGAGTTCCAAAGAGCTTCAGACGAGGATGAAGATCGGGTTCCTTTAAAACTGCAACCTAGCATGAGTTATCTGAGGGTTTAAATGGCATACGCTTCTGGTAAAAAAGCTTGGGGTATTTCAGATCGATCTGGTCGGCGCTATCGTCTTCGTGAGATGAAGGTTGAGTGGACTGGTGCGAAAGTTGGTCCCGATGAGTTTGAACCGAAGCATCCGCAGCTTTTTCCCATTAGGGTTGGTCCAGATCCACAAGCGTTGCGAAACCCTAGACCGGAGTCAAATTTAACTTCTGAACGGTCAATTCAACATGGGTTTGATCCAGTTGGATTTTTTGATATTCCCGGTGTAACACCACCAAATAACTTAGTTGCAACTGGTTCTGCTGGATCAGTTACTGTGACTACGTCGTAGGAGCAAGGTATGGCGTTTACATATGACGAGCTAAAGCAGGCTCTTCAAGACTACTCTGAGAATGACGAGACAAGTTTTGTAAACAATCTTCCATTGTTTATTCGACTTACGGAAGAACGCATTCTCAAGAGTGTGCAGTTGACCTTGTTTCGGAAAAACGTAGCTGGAGTAATGACCAGTGGAAATCAATACTTGTCCTCTCCTACAGATTTCTTAGCGCCTTTTTCTTTATCGTATACGGACGGAAACAGCGATGCAAATTTCATCGTGTTCAAAGACGTAGACTTTGTACAGACGTACACTCCGAATCCCGCTACTACTGGCGAGCCGAAGTATTATGCGTCATTTGACGTAGATAATTTTATTATAGGTCCAACTCCCAATTCTAATTATGTTGTGGATCTTCATTATTTTTATCGCCCAGTCAGCATAACAGCGGGCGCAGGATCAGGAACCACTTGGTTAAGTGAGAATGCGGAAATTGCTCTTTTGTATGGTTCGCTTATAGAGTGTGGTACTTATATGAAGGGCGAGCAGGATACGATGGGGATGTATCAGTCTCGATTCCAAGAAGCGATGGGTCGATTGAAAAACATGGGCGAGGCGCAAGAGGTTACTGATCAGTACAGAACTGGGCAAATTGTTAGGATAAAATCGTGATACCAAAGATAGAACTAGCTTCAGATTTTGGTGTTGTTGTTCACACAAGTAACGACCGAGGTTTTACTCCAGAAGAAATATCGAAGAGATGCTCGGATAAAGTTGTAGCGGTGTCGGATTCGGCTCCCCCTGCAATAAGAGCACAGGCACATGCGTTCAAAGGTCGGGTTGAAAAAATTGTAGAGTTTTATTTGCATGAGGCTATAAAAAATGATCGAACTACAGTATGTAATGCCCTCAAAGACGCTGGGCATCCCGAACTTGCAGAACTTATAAGGAGACTATGACATGGCTTTTAGTGGAAATTTCATGTGTACCAGTTTTAAGAAAGAGCTTCTTGAAGGTGTGCATAACTTTAAAAACAGCGGGGGTAATACCTTTAATATTGCACTGTATACAAACAGCGCATCGTTTACCGCTGCGACTACAGCGTATACCACTAGCAACGAAATAACCAATACGTCGGGCTCTGCGTATTCGGCCAAAGGGAACTCTTTGACTAGAGTTGATCCCGCTACTTCTGGCACTACGGCCTTTACAGATTTCGCTGACTCATCTTGGTCTTCCGCATCTTTTACTGCGCGTGGAGCTTTGATCTTTAATGACTCTGCTTCGGGGGACCCTTCCGTAGTAGTGTTGGATTTTGGCGCGGACAAAACGGCATCAAATGGAACTTTTTCTGTTGTGTTTCCAGCGGCGGATGCAAGTAATGCGGTTATTAGGATAGCCTAGTGACTGATGTTGTCGTCCCTCTAGGTGGCTGGGGCCGCTTTGGCTGGGGCGAGATGCCTTGGGGTCAAACGGACCTACCTAAAGCCACGGGCGGTGTTGGCTCTGCAACTGTAGTTGCAACGGCAGACGTACCCGTCACGGGTTTAGAAGCCACGGGCGGTGTTGGCTCTGCGGTGGTTACTGTGGACGCAAACACATCTGTCACGGGTTTAGCAGCTACTGGCGGTGTTGGTTCCGTTTCTGTAACAGGGACCGCCAGCGTTGCGGTCACGGGTTTAGCGGCTACTGGCGGTGTTGGTTCTGCGGTGGTTACTGCGGACGCAAACACATCTGTCACGGGTTTAGCGGCTACGGCGAGTGTTGGTTCTGTATCTGTGACAGGGACCGCCAGCGTTGCGGTCACGGGTTTAGCGGCTACGGCTAGTGTTGGTTCTGTATCTGTTGAATTAGGTCAATCTATAGATGTCACGGGTTTAGCGGCTACTGGCGGTGTTGGCTCTGTATCTGTAACAGGGACGGCTCTTGTTAACATTGAGGGGGTTTCTGCAACAGGAGCCACTAGCACACCGTTGGTCTGGGGTCGTATTGTTCCGGATCAAGATCCGAGTTACAGCGTCGTACAACCAAGTCAGTCGTCCGGGTTTGCTCGTATTGTGCCAAATCAAAATCCGAGTTATACTCAGACGCAACCTACACAATCGCCTGAGTGGAGCGATGTGTCTACAACTTCCCCAGATCCAAACTGGGAAAACGCAGCATAGGACGGGATCATGCCTAGTACATATACTACGAATAACGGTATCGAAAAAATCGCAACGGGCGAACAATCTGGAACCTGGGGCGATACGACGAATACTAACTTTGATTTGTTAGATACGTCTCTTGATGGTCAGATTTCTGTGGCGCTAGGTTCTACAGGTAGTACGGGAAGTCCAAACACGTTGCCTGTAACTGACGGTTCTACTTCAAACGGTCGTAATCGTTTTGTAGAGTTTACGGGAACTCCTGGTGGTGATACCTATGTGCAGTTGACTCCTGCGGATTCTGAGAAAGTAATTCACATCCAGAACAGCACCAATCAAACGTTGTTTTTGTTTCAAGGTACATACGACGCTGGCAGAGACTATCAGTTGCCTGCTGGTCGCAACGCGGTTATTCGGTTTACCGGAGCGGGCGCATCTGCTTCGTATGCGTATAATGCCTTAGAGGATTTGGAAGCAGGGAGTTTTAACTCTGGTGTTTTACAAGCCAGGCATAGCGGATCAAACGCCATTATTTCTAACGAAACAGGGGATCTAAAGCTTCAAAATAACGAAGCTGATAAGGATGTTCTAATACAGACAGATGATGGTTCTGGGGGTCTAGCTACTTATATTATGGCAGACGGTTCAACCGGAGCAACAAAACTGTCTTTTGCGACTGGTGGAAGCAGTTCCACAAAATTAGCAACTACTAATATAGGTGTAGACATTACAGGTGGTTTTGCGGCTACCGATGGATCTACTATTACTGTAGATGATAACTCTGTTGCTTTAGACCTTATTTGTACAGACACAGATGCTTCTCAAGGCCCAATACTTAGACTATCTAGAGATGTTACTGGTGCAGCAAGTGACACTATTGGTTCGATCCAGTTTAATGGAGAGGATGCTGGGGATAATGATACTCAGTATGTTGAACTTCAAGCACAAATAGACGATGCAACTGAGGGTTCTGAAGATGGTCTATTTGAGATTAGAGCTTTTAGGGCTGGAACTGCTAAGACGATTATGTTAGCTAATGCTACAGAAACTGTATTTAACGATGGGTCAATAGACTTAGACTTTCGGGTTGAAAGTGACAACGATGCCAATGCATTTGTTGTAGAAGGATCCAGTGGTCACATAGGTTTGGGAACTAACAATCCCGGTTGCCCACTTCATATAATAAATGATACCCTTACAGATTTTGTTAGATTTGAGAGCAGTGAGCAGGGAACTCCCGGTGATCATGCACCTGAACTTTCGTTGTACCGCAACCTTAGCAGCCCCGCAGATGGTGATGCTGGTGGTTCTGTTGAGTTTAACTTTAATGATAGTGCTGGAACCAACACAACTTTTGCACGGATTAAGTCTGTTGCAAATGATGTAACTAACGGCACTGAAGATGGCGCAATTTTCGTTGAAGTTCGTACTGCTGGTAGTCTCAACGAAAAAATGCGTATTGACCAAGGCGGTGTTGGCATTGGTGGTGTTACGGCAGAAAGTGGCATTGACTTGCAGGTTCAAGGCACCACTAAGATGTCTAAAACCAACAATGCCGAGGCTCTTATTCTTGAAAGCACAGATGGTGATGCTGATGACGGCCCGATTCTTTTGTCTGATCGTGTTTCTGGCTCACCCGCAGATAATGATAACTTAGGAAAAACGATCTACAGAGGTCGGAACGATGCTGGTCAAGAAACTGATTATGTAACAATTCGTGCTGAAGCTCGTACAGTTGCTGATGGCGGTGAAGACGGTCGGTTTCAAATTTCTATGAAGATAGATGGTACTTCCTCTAACGTCTTTGACATTGATTTAGACGGTGCTTCTAACGAAATTGTCTTTAACGAAGCAGGGTTGGACATCGACTTCCGTGTGGAGGGTGCGGGTTCTGGTAGCTTGATTAGAACTCGTGCAAGCACTGATACAGTAATGTTGGAAGCCAGTTCCACGATTACCGCAGGTCCAACACTTGCGTGTCACCAAGGTGCGTCTAACATTACCGCAGAGTTTTTCCGTGGTTCTTCCAACGGAACAGCAACAATCGTTAATATGTATTCTGACAATGGTGGGTCCAACACACTACAACACCACTTTGAAGCTAATGGCGATTTGGAAATTCAAGGTACTCTTACTGAGAGTTCTGATCAACGCATCAAGCAAGACATTGTAGACAGTGGTTCGCAATGGGATGACATCAAGGCTGTTCAAGTTCGTAAATACCGCAAGATTTGGGATGTTTCAGAATATGGTGACGATGCGGATGTTTATTTGGGTGTTGTTGCTCAAGAACTTGAATCCTCTGGCATGGGCGGTCTTGTTAAAACACGTGTTAATGAAGAAAACCCTGATGATGATTTGAAATCAGTAAGGTATTCTGTGCTTTATATGAAGGCTGTCAAAGCATTGCAAGAGGCTATGGTTAGAATTGAAACTCTGGAAACTAAAGTAGCTGCACTGGAAGCTGGATAACTCTCGATCTAAGTCGAATATAACACAAGGAGAGTTTAAAATGCCGCTAACAAAATTACAGTTTCGACCAGGAATTAACAAAGAAACCACCTCATATTCCAACGAGGGTGGCTGGTACGAGTGTGATAAAGTTAGGTTCCGGTTTGGGGTCCCAGAAAAAATCGGAGGTTGGGAGCATACCTTTGACGCTAATTTTCTTGGAACGTGTAGATCTTTAATTGGGTGGACGGCTCTTGACGGAAACAATTTTATAGGTTTGGGGACTCACCTAAAATACTACATAAGCGAAGGCGGCGCATATTACGATATTACTCCAATTCGCAGCACAACAGCAGCGGGAGAAGTAACTTTTGACGCGAGTGCTAACACTTTGGCGTCAGACGTAAGTGCTGGTGATACTTCGATAACACTCACCAGTGCGTCCGGGTTTCCTTCTGTTGGAATTATTCAAATCGAAAGTGAAACCATTTCGTATAACGGAATTAGTAGCAACGATCTGACGAACTGTGTGCGTGGGTTGGATGGAACAACTGATGCGGCCCACAGTTCTGGAGCAGCGGTGAACTGTTCTACTATTAAAGTCGCTGATACGGGTCACGGTTGTAACCCTAATGATTTTGTAACGTTTAGCGGGGCGGCTACGCTAGGGGGCCAAGCCACTGCGAACAGGTTAAATCAAGAGTACCAAATCTTTACTCTTGTGGACGAAAACAACTACACGATAACTTTACGAGATGTTGCGACGGTAGACTCGATTACTTCAACGACTGGTTATGCGCCTACAATTATCTTTGCTAATTCTTCTGACACGGGCAACGGAGGTTCAAGCGTTGTGGGTGCGTATCAAGTGCCAACTGGGCAGGACACGGTTGTTTTTGGCACAGGTTGGGGAGCGGGAACTTGGGGCCGGGGAACTTGGGGTTCTGCGGCGAGTATTGGCGCAGCAGATCGAAGTCTTCGCACTTGGTCCCATGATAACTTCGGAGAGGATTTAGTAATTAATCCCAGAGATGCTGGTATTTATTATTGGGACAGAACAAACGGAGTAACCACTCGTGCGGTGGACATTTCTTCTGCGGCTTTCGGAACTACGTTCTCGCCACCCGTGGTAGCCAAACAGGTTTTGGTTTCGGACAGGGACAAGCATGTGATTGCTTTTGGTACAAACCCTGAATCGGACACTACTCAGGATCCTTTGCTGATCAGGTTTTGTGATCAGGGAAACATTCGAGACTGGGAAACCACAGTTACGAACACTGCTGGGGATTTACTAATCGGGACGGGTTCTGAGATCGTAACTGCGGTGGAAACACGCCAGCAGATTCTTGTGTTTACTGACGTTTCTGTTCATTCGATGCAGTATTTAGGGCCCCCGTTTACTTTTGGCATTAATCTTATTTCCGACAACATTACAATTCGTGGGAATCAGACAGCTATAAACGTCGAGGATTCCGTTTATTGGATGGGTCAAAACGAGTTTTATATGTTTAACGGCGCAGTAAACAGGTTGGCCTGTACCGTTAGAGATTATGTGTTTAGTGATTTTAACGACGATCAGGCGGGAAAGGTCATTGCGGGGTCCAACGCAGCGTTCGGAGAAGTTTGGTGGTTTTATCCCTCGGCGAACAGTGCGGACAATGATCGGTACGTTGTATATAATTATCAGCAGAATATCTGGTACTATGGAAATCTTGGGCGTTCCGCTTGGATGGACCGCGGTACGGAGCGGAATCCGATTGCAGCATCTACGGACCACTATCTGTACTTTCATGAGTTTGGAGATAACGACGGATCTGAAAACCCTCCGGTTGCTATAAACTCGTACATTGAATCAAGTCAGGTTTCGATTGGCGAAGGCGATAACTTTGTATTTGTTCGCAGGTTAATCCCCGACGTTACGTTCAGGTCTTCGACCGGAACCCCAGACCTGTCTATGACTATAAAAGCAAGACGGTTCCCTGGGTCGAACTATGACACTTCCAACACGGCAACCGTTTCTCAGACGGCAACAGTTCCTATTGAGGAGTTTACTGATCAAGCCCACATACGAGTTAGGGGTAGGTCGTTTGCGGTGCGCGTGGAGTCTAATCAAACGGATGTAACTTGGCGTTTAGGAACACCAAGGGTGGATGTACGCCCTGACGGGAGACGTTAATGTCTCGCAATACAAACCTGCCGTTTTTTCCGCTGCCCCCCAAAGAGTACAGCACGGAATACTTGTCGCGTTTGATCCAAGACTTCACTGTTTACTTGACTCGGATGCAAAATGCTGGGGAGGGTCGGCACACAGAACTGGTGCTCACGAGTCTTCAAACGGACGATAGTGGTTTGGAACTTGGAGGATTGTTTCAGCAGGCGGGTTTTGTTAAGGTGACGCTAATTAACACGCCACATGTGCGGGGGTCCTCGGCCACCGGATCGGTCGGCACAACAACGGTGACGATAACATGACTGTAATTACAATGCCAAACGGATCTCTCTGGAAACCATCCACGAGTTCTGATACAGTGCACTGTATTAATTGTGGGAATGCGGTTGATACGCCTGAAGAAGTTTTAAGTTACCCGAACGGAACATGTCCGGATTGTGGACAGGCTTGGACAGGCGCTGAGAACCGCAGCACTTCGATAACGGTTACTTCGCCCGAGCCTATTCAAGGAGAAGCATAATGAGCTTATCAGTAATTGGAGGCCTTATTGGCAGCGTGTTTGGCCCCGCTGGGGGTGCCATCGGAGCGGGGATTGGATCTCTTTTCGGAGGAGGTTCGCCTCAAGATGCGATAAAAGCGGCGGCGCTTGGTGGAATTAGCGGTGCTTTGGGAAAAGGGGTCACATCGTTGTTGGGAGCAGGCACAGGACAGATAGCGGCCCAAGGAGCGGCCCAAGGAGCGGCCCAAACAGCGGCAAGCAAAGGTCTTCCTGGCATATTTAAATCTGCTTTTACAGGGGATAAGGCTTACGGAAATATCCTTCAAGCTCTTGGGCTTGGTATGACTGCGTATGGCGTGGCGAATCCGCCAGACCCATTGGCAGAAGCAAAAAAATTAGATGATTATCTTTCGGACCAGTGGGACAGCATCGAAGTTGAAACCCCTGATTACGGAGCTTATTACGATGATTTAAATCGTCAATACGCAGCGGCGGGTGGTTTAATTCAAGGTCCAGGCACTGGAACCTCTGACGACATACCTGCGATGATATATCAGAACGGGCAACCTGTTCGGGAGGCTGCGTTATCTAACGGCGAGGTTGTTTTTTCGTTAAAAGATTTGGAACAGCTAGGCGGCGGCAATGCTGAGTTAGCGGGACAAATTATTGGAAATGCCCCTAATGGATCTCGGGGTCAAGCGGCGGCGATGTTGTATCGAAGTCTTAGAGCATAGGTGATATTATGGCGGCACAAACAAGCGGCATCCCTTCTTATTTAAAGAAGTACCAGAAAGAAATTCTGCAAAGCGCCAGTGATTTGTTTAAGCGGGGCAAGGGCCGAATGCCCCAGTATCAAATTGCTGGAATGTCCCCTTATCAACAACAAGCCATGAAAATGGCTGCTCAAGGCGTTGGATCTTACATGCCAATGTTGCAGGCAGGCGCTGATACTCTTGGTTCCGCAGCGGGGGCTTATAAATCTGGGCTAGGAACTCTTGCTGATGCGGGAGGGTACTTTGATCAAGGCGCAAAACAAGCGAGACAAGGGTCACAATATTTTAGACAAGGCGCAGAACAAGCGGGAGCAGGGCAACAATATCTTAGAGAAGGTTCGAATTTAAGCGGAGAAGGGGCTCAAGCTCTACGCAAATCTCAAGACCGTTTTAAAGGTCAAGGTTATAAGAAGTTCATGGATCCGTACCTTGAAGAGGTTGTACAAGCTGGGCAAAGAGACATCCAAGAACAAGGCGCACAGGCTGGAAATTTACAGCGGGGCCGTGGTTTGGGTGCAGCGGCGCTAGGAGGATCAAGTCGTGCGAATCTGGAGACGCGCCGGGTTGGTCAAGAGACAGCAAGAGATGCCAGTGAGTTTGGTGCCCAGCTAAGATCGCAAGGGTTTCAACAAGCTATGGACCGTGCGGGCAGTGCGTTTGAGTCTCAGAAAGGCCGTCAGCAGACAGCGGGACAGGCATTTGGAAACCTTGCTACTGGAATGGGCCAGTTTGCAGGGCAGCAGGCTAACATTGGTCGCACAACCATGGGCGCTGGTACAGGTATGGCTAACATTGGTCGCACAACCATGGGCGCGGGCACAGGTATGGCTAACATTGGCACAGGCATTGGTTCACTGGCTGGAGGCTTAGGCAACGTAGGAACGGCGCAAGCTAAATTAGGTGGCTTGGGGCAGCAGATGGGGCAAAGCGACATCAACATGCTCTACGGCATGGGTCAGAACCAGCAAGACCAACGTCAGCGGGAGCTTGAAGCGCTGCGTCAGAATCGGTACCAAGAATACATGCGGCCATACCAAGAGCTTGGTTTCTACTCGGATATTTTTGCGGGGACTCCGTCTTCCTCGATGTCCTTTACGATGCCTTCAATGCCTAATCCGTACACTCAAATTGGCGGAGCTTTTGGCGCAGCGGGCTCTGGTTACAACTACTTTAACTGATCTTAGAGGTTTCTTATGAACGTTCAGAATCGCAAGTTGTTTAGGAACAAAGATGCTCGGCGGCAGCTTGCGGCGATGGGTGGGATTATGCGGTCTTCTCCGGAGTTAGCGGGCGAGGCTGCTCGGTTTGCCGAGGGCGGCACTGCTCGTGAGCGAGCTATTTCTGGACAGGGTGCGTTGGATGAGTTTGCATCTTCAAGACGAACTCCTATTGATCTTAGGGCCATTGATCAAGCTTTGGGATCAAGGGTGCAGGATGTGGATCGCCGGGTTCAAACGGCTATCGTTAGTTTTTTGGGCAACGTGTTTCAGGTGGTTGGGGATAGAATTTTTCACTCTGACACAGGGGTTGAGATAGAAGAGCCCTCTTTGAAGCGGGAGATTCTCACGCAGGGTGATCGAATTGCCGCGGAAGACATGGCGATGGCACAGGATGTTCCGCAAGGACAACCTCGTGTGTTTGCACAGCCCGAGGCGGAGCCTGAAATAATGTTCCCTGGAGAGTTGTCCAGAGCGTTCGTTCCAGAACAAGAGGTTCCACTTTCTCTTCGGCAGAGAATTGCCGCGGAAGACATGGCGATGGCGCAGGATGTTCCGCAAGGACAACCTCGTGTGTTTGCACAGCCCGAAGGAGATGTAACTCCTTCGGAAGAACTTATGCCCATGGTCGCGGGGGACCCTCGTTTAAACATGGGCGAATTTATGAGAGGGCGTGGTCTGCCCGCATCCCCCGAAGTAATGCTTCCTGAACCGGAGACAATGGCTCCAGCGGCACCTACGATGGAAGATATAATTGCTGCTCGTTCTATTGCTGAAAACCAAGGCGGGCCCATGGGAGAAGCCGCGGCGGCGTTGGCCGGGATGACTCCTCAAAACCAAAGCGCGGAGCCCGAAGGACGAGCAAATCCGTATGTTCAAGCAATGATAGACGCTGGTTTAAGCGAGGATCCCGTTGCGTTTGATCCCAAAATAGACGACAGAAGTGGCTTAGAAAGATTAGAAGCGGAGTTGGAAGCGGATCCTGAGAACATCAAGGCTAAAGTGGCTCGGTTAGGTCAAGCAGGAAAGCGGGCGGCAGAAATTGCAGACATATTAAAGCGCCCCATACGAGAAATATTAGATATTGGTTTGGGGCTTGCCTCTGAGGGGACGGTTGAACTAGGAGCGTTGACGGCGGATCTTATTGCCGCGCATAGTGCATTCGTAAACAACCCTGAGTCAGCAGAGTTTTACTATGACGTTGCTCAAAACCTAAGAAAGTTTGGGGACGAGTCTTACTATGGCGAGGGAGATATACTACCTCGTATTTCAAACACTGATTTACTTCAAGGAGATCCTGAGCTTTCAGAAGCAGAACAATTAGCGCAACAACGCGAGCAGATTAAATCCGATTCTCTTCGTGCAACCTCCGACGCTATGCTGGCTAACGATCAGTCGTTGTTTGCAGATGGAACGCCTGTTGAGTTTTTACCTGAAGATCAGACATATAGTTTTCCAAGAAAAACTTCCGTCACAGGAATAGAAGGTTTGTTGACAGCGCCAGAAATGGCACAGAGTAATTTGCCAGAAATTAATGTAACACCTTCCTCCATTAAAACAATGTCGGGCTCTGGTTTAACTCTACCTGCCCCTCCACAAGGAAGAGTTGGGGATATGCCCATTGAAGAATTGATAGATTTTTCAACCCCGAGCGAGGCGTTGGCTTCTGAAACTCTTTTAAGGAATCGAGCAGAATCCGCGGCAATCGAAAATGAAATGGACGACGCTCTTGATCCGATTGTTCCATTTAACACCGAAGGTGGTAGGGCTACCGCTTTAGGTGAAGAGACAGCCGCTACAAAAGAAGCTCTGGACGCAGAGGTAGCGGTAAGTCCATTGCAAGAAGCGGCTCGCGAGGCATTATACCCTCAACGCGCCAGAGAGTTTCGCGAACAAGAAGCGAACCGTACTAATTTACCTTTAATTGGTGGATCTGACCCGGAAATAATAAAAGCAATCGAAGAAAAGGCCGCGTTGGAGGCAGCAGAAGCCGTTCCTCCCCTAAGCACTCTTGGAAGGAAAGAAGGGGACTTTGTGCTAACGGTTGAGCCTACAACCGAAGAGGAAACCGTCCGCCCAAAACCTCGGCCCAAGGAACTTGAGAACGCATATGCTGCTGCCTTAGCAGCAGCAGAAGCTTCTACTAATCCGGACGCAAGTCTCCCGGATACGATCGGCGCGAACCTTGGCGAGAAGAGTTCGTCTTCCATTGAGGAAGCTACTAAGGCGCAGTATAAGTTCTTAAAAGATTTCTTGGGCGTTGGGGAACGAGACAAGCAGAAAGAATTTAACCTGATGGCAATGCAGTTCTTTACTGCGTTAGCCGCGGGCCAAAGTCCGAACGCCTTGGCTAATCTAAACGCCGCTGCCTCTACGGCAATCGCGGGTCTAGCTGCGGGGGACAAAGAGCGCACAGACTTTGATCGTGAACTTAAACTGGCTGCGTATGAACAGGGGCAAGCTCAAATAGCGGCTTCTGTAAAACGGCGAGACGCGATGGCCCGAGCATATCTCAGCGCGGGCCTTATGCCCGAGATCGACGAAGCCACAGGGCAGATCACGGGGTATAAAGTTCTTCCTAGCAAAACGACTTCGACGTACACTCCGGAACGTTTAAGACAAACTCTCTTAGAGCAGATAATAAAGCCTGAAAACGCGGAAGATTTTGGCCTTTTTACAGACGGTAATCTTGATATTGCTAAGGCAAACAAACTTGTAGAACAAATGATGCAACTCGGGTTAAGGCCTGTTGATGAGGTTTCTACGACTGATGATTTTAGTGAAATGAAAAAGCTTGAAGACGCCGCACGGGAAAGAGGAGAATCAACCTTTTTAGATCCTGATGGCATAAAACGCGCAGTTAGACCTTTACAGTAGGAGTTACTATGGCTGAAGAGTACACACCTCCTCCTATTGTAGGAGCGTATGTGCCTCCCCCTATTGTGGAGGAGGAGTCCGAGGACAAACAGTTCTACGACGATACTTTTCTTGGGGAATTGGGCGAGGGCGTTGCTTCTGGCGTCACTAAGTTAGTTGAAGGCGTTTCGGGTCTAGCTGCTATACCCGTGGACGCTGCAACTGGATCCAACTACGGAGATCAAATCACTCAGGCGGGTGAGGATTTAAGAGATTCACTTGGGCTAGACCCTGAAGGGTTTGTGGGCAAGGGATCGGAAATCGTAACTCAGTTTGTATATCTGCCCGCTAGACTTGCTGGTTTGGCAGGGCGCGGATACCAAGCACTTAGATCGGCTCGGTTAGGAAAAACAAAAGCCGCAACAACACCCTTAACCAGAGGGGAACGTTTCGGTCTTGCTGCCTCACAAATAGGGGCCGCAGGATTGGGTGAGATAGCCGTCACTACAGATGGCACAACCACCATTGGCGACTGGGTCGAAATGGGACCGACCCAGACCGAAGATCTAATCGGATTGAGGGGCCAAGAAAAAGCGATGGCTCGCTTACGAAACAGACTAAGGAGCACCGCGGAAGCGACTGGTCTTGGTGCGGGCGTTGCTGGTGCTCTTGGCGCATTAGGCCGAACCTCGGCGGGTCAAGGCGTTGCAAAAGCGGTAAGCGCAAAGCTCGACAAAGTGGGTCAAAACATAGACGACCTATTATACCAGCGCATGACCGCTCGCCCTGGGACCAGTGAAGAACTCGGGTTTTTTAAAAGCAAACTAGCTGATGCTATAGCATTCTCTCGCTATCGGGGGTTCTTGCCTGATGAGGTTGCTACAAAAAGATTGTTGATCGAGGGAGAGGTTTCCGCAGAAATAAAGAAAGCGGAAAGAACATTAAAGCAGTTAGATAAACAAATCGACGTTTCCTTAAAAAAGATGAAACCAAACTCTCAGTTGGATCGAGTAGGGATTATGTCCAAGGTTGAAGAGTTTCTTACTGAAACGGATTTAAAAACAAAAGCTGGTATCTTGGGTCAAATTCCCGCGGACCTTAGACCTAACGTTCAAGCCATGCGCGACCATGTTGATTCTCTAAGTGAAAGATTAAAAGGAGGATCTTTTTTATCCAGTGATCCTGTTACTCCGGATGGCAACAGCATTAAAGACATCATAGACGATGGCATCGGGTCATACCTACGTCGGCGCTACCGTGTGTTTGAAGATGCAAAGTATACGCCCACCCGAGAATCAATCGATGCCGCTCGTTCTTTTTTCCAAGGAAACAAAACAGCGACAGAAAAAGAACTGACCAGACTGTCCAAAGCAGATCCTTTTAACTCTGCTTTGGATGAAGACTTTATGCTGAAGAATGGTTTGTCGAAGACTCCGGATGGGGAAATTAAAGTGGGGGCTCAAGTCACTCCCGCTGCTGCGCAAAAAGCACAAGAGGCGTTCTTATCCAAGTACGCTGTTAAAGGAAGAGCCGCTTTGGGTGGAGGTCGAGTGGCCCGTGATCGTTTGGACACGAACATGTTTATAGACCGTGAAAATGTACCCAAAGCATTGCGCCAGTTGATGGGTGAGATTGACGACCCCAAACAGGCTTACTTGGGAACGGTCGCGGATCTTGCTCAGTTTAATGCAGTAGACGATTACTTTGGAACTGTTGCTAAATTAGCAGAGCAAAACCAAGGTGTCGGTAAACTCTTTGTAGATGCGTCAAAACTAAGTCCAGAACAACAAGCTGGGTTGGTTGAACAAGGGTACGTCCGTTTGGGATCTAAAGAAGCACCGACTATGGTTGGGGCTTCGGGTCGAGAAATGACGGAAGTAGAAGAGTTAGTTAACACTCAAGGTTGGGGTTCTTTGTCTGGGTACATGGTTCCTCAGTCCATATACAAAGACCTAACTAATGCCGTTTTAGCAGAAGACAGCTTTGGGGCTTTGATCACCCGGGGAGTGATTGGCACATTCTTAAAGGGCAAAGGTATTTCTCAGTACAGCAAGACTGTTCTTTCTCCTATTACGCAGATTCGTAACTTCACAACCGCAGTTAGCTTTGGTCTTGCTAACGGCAACGTCCCAATAATCGGACGGGGAGGAAGTCTTAGCGACTCGGCTAAGTTGGTCTTCTCAAACATAACAAGCAAGGGATCCGATGAAGTGTTTGCGGATCTGGCGGACGCTCAAAACCGTGGAGTATTAGGGACGAACGCTGAGTTAAGAGAGATTCAAGACACGTTAAGCAAGGGTGTTGATGTTACGGCCCGTGGTCCTCGGAACTTCTCAGAGGCAGTGCTTGGGGAAAAGTTGGGTGGGGCTCTTAGAAAAGGAACGAAGCCGCTTGAAGATATTTATCAAGGGTCTGATGATTTTTGGAAGTATTTCAGTTACAACGCGGAGCAGGCAAAGATACGAAATGCTCTAGCTAAAGCTACGGATGAGCAGAAGATTGCGTATCTGACCAAGGGTCGGGGTGTAACCACTAAACAAAAAGCGCAAGACAATTTGATCGAGGAGTTGATTAAAGATCGCGCTGCGCAAATTGTAAGGGACACTGTTCCTAACTACAGCAAAGCGGGATCAGAATTGGTTCGCTTTGGGAGAAAGCTTCCGGTTGGTAGTTTCATCACTTTCCCTGCGGAAATGTATCGGACAAGCTTTAACATCGTAAGGCAAGCCATTGATGACATGGCGTCGGACATCCCTGCTATACAAGCTCGGGGTCGGCAGCGGTTGATTGGGTTTACAACAGTGGCGGGCGTTGCGCCACTGGCAGCGGTTGATTTAGGATCTGCGATAAGCGGCGTTCCAAAAGAGATTATGGAGGCGTATAAGCGGTCGTTTGGTGCTTCATGGGAAAAGGGCGCTATCCTTATTCCCATTGAACAAGACGAAGACGGCAACGTTAAATACTTTAACTACAGTACGTCCAACCCCTATGACACGTTATTTCGTTTTGCTAACCGAGCATTTACGGAAGCAGATGCAGCTATTTCTTCAGGGCAGTCTGTTGATAAGGTGTTTACAGATACAATGATTGCTACTCTGGGGGAAGCGTTTGCTCCGTTTATGGATGAGGCAATGCTTACAGAGTCCTTATTAGATATTAGCGTTCGTGGTGGTAAAACTTCTACTGGAGCCGAAGTGTATAACCCCGAAGATTCGTCCGGAACCAAGGGTCAGAAGATGTTCAACCATGTTCTGGACACACTAATGCCAGGTTTGATTCCACTTAATGTATCAAGCGGGGAGTTTGAACCTAGTAGGTTTGCGCGAGGGGTTATTGGTTCTCAATTCCCAGATCTAATTGATCCAAAAGATAAGTTCCAAAGAGAACGAAATCTAACAGAAGAGGTGTTTAGGCAGTTCTCAGGTGTGACTCCTCTGGAATTTAACCCCAAGAAAAACTTAGGGTTTGCGGCGGGCCGATTAAACCGTGCTCAAGGTAACGCCAAGCGGATCTTCAACAGGCACACCGATGACGGTAACGCAACAGGCGATTCTTTGTTCGAAGCTTATGTTGCTGCGAATGAGGCAAAGTTGCGAGTTGATCGTGAGTATTATCGAATGGTTAAAGATCTTGAGATTATGGGACTGACAACTTCAGAGATCCGACGAGAGCTTAAAAAACAAGGTATCAGCGGAGCAAGAGATATCCTTCGCAACGAGTTTGAGCCTTTTCCACTCTCCGACCGAAACAAAAAAGATATGCGCGAAACTGGAAAGTATGCAGAGTTTCCTCGCCAGAAATATCTAGAGTACCGCAGGGCAATGAAGAATGTGCCGTTGGACGTACCGTTAGACGTAGAGTTGCCATCTTCTTCAGTTGAGTCCGGGTACACACCCCCGCCTGTGGTTTCGGATTACGCGCCTCCACCCGTTGTTTCAGCCCCTGCTCCTGCCCCTGTGGCTCCTGCCCCTGTGGCTCAACCGCAGCAACAACAGGCTCCGAATAGATCGTTTGAGTTCTTGGGATCTAATCCAATAGATGCGCTGAGAAACTTTGAGATCCTACAACGCATCACTGGTGGTCAGTAGCTTTCAACGGTTACCTTTACTCCGTTACCTCCGAGCAATCGGATAAGTTCATCAGCGGAAGACTCTACTTCTCTCAGAACATCTTCATCGTTTGTCAGAGCAGCTAGGTTCAAAGCTTCTCCCACGAAATCCATCAATGCGTGGACCTGCATTGGATGCATATCCTTAATCCCTAAAGTCGGCATGTCATCATCAATCATTCGATTTCTCCCCAGTTATCTTTAATATCTACGTCAATCTTAGATGGAACCTTGAGCGTAATACCCGTCTCCATAATCTCTTTAATCCTAGCCGATTGCTCCGGGCTCTCTGTGTTAAAGCATAGCTCATCGTGAACCGTGAGCATAGGAGTAAGTCCCTCGTTGTAGCAATCAAGCATCGCTTGTTTTGTTTGGTCGGCTGCTGATCCCTGGATCAAACGGTTGAGCGCCTTGTAAGTAAACGCTCGTTTGATGTCTGGGCCATACTCCTTCAGAGCTTCCTCGTGAGGACAAGCTTTTCCTGCTCCGAACTTGATTGGCTCCCACAAGGGGAACCTGCACTTACGGCCTAGCAGAGTGCGTATATGACCGTTCTGGTCAGCCCTCTTGGTTGCCATGTCCGCAAGCTGCTTAACAAACGGAACCTTACTGCGGTGCCGCTTGATTAAATCCTTTGCCTCATCCGAAGCAATGCCCAACTGATCCGCTAGTTTGGCTACGCCCATGCCGTACATAATCCCCAGGTTCACGGTCTTGGCTTGCTTCCGCGTGATCCCCGCAAGGTCTGCCACCATCTGGTGCAGATCAACATCGCCGTTGTTAAATTCATCTACCACTTCGTCCACAATGTGGCTACGAAGAGAGCTTGGTACGCTCGCTGCGAAGTGAACCAACAACCTCGGCTCTTGGCTTGAGTAGTCAAACGATCCCCACTTCATACCCTCTTCTGGAATAAACAGACCTCTAATCATACGTTTGATGTCCGGGTCCCGAGCAGGGATCTGCTGAAGGTTGGGGTTAGATGACGAAAACCTACCCGTAACCGTCCCGCCATCATCCCTACGGGTAGAGTGTAGCTCCGTATGGATACGTCCGTTATGCTCGTGACGCAAAATGCTATCGATAAACGTAGCGTCTGCTTTGTCAAACTCCCGCAGCTTAACCAGTGCTCGGCATATCTTGTGGTCTTGGTTCGACAGCCAAGATTTTGTAAACGAGGGCGCTCCTCCCGTTTTTTTACCCGTCTCTTTGTTTTCTTTGCTTTCGGTTCTTGGATAAGCCAAGCCGAGCTTGTCAAACATCTTAGCAATCGAGGCAGAGGCCCATATGTCTACGCCCATCCCCGCTTCTTTTTCTATATACTTTCTTAGGTGGTCCGACTGCTCTTTAATCAAAGCCTTGTTCTGCTCTGCTTTATCCAGATCAACGCGCACACCGTTGGTACGCATGTCTAACAAGCAGGGTATCAACCCGTTCTCAATATCCCAGATATGCCAGAGTTCTTCTTCCTCCAACCGTACCTTTAATGCCTCCCACAGTTTAAGCGTAGCAACCGCATCCTGCTCGGCATAGGCCCCCACATATTTGGGCGGAAGCTTGTACATCCCTGACTTAGGATCAACGCCCCATTCCTTGGCCGCTGCTTGCAGAAGCCTTTCGTTCTTACGCATGGACACAAAGTCCCGAGCCATAGAATCAAGACCGAAGGACCAACGGTTCTCGTCCACAAGTGCCCCTGAAATCATCGTGTCGATAATCCTACCCTTGATTTCTATGCCCTCGGCTCTCAGCCAACCTGCATCGTAGGTAGCGTTGTGCATAATCACGTTCATGTCAGGCACAGACATCTGTTTCTTGAGCCACCGCATGGTAAACTTGGGATCTAGGTTGTGCGAGTTCTCGTGCCGAATAGGAAAGTACCCTTTGTATTCCCCTGCGGCCACCGCAATACCTATGATGTGACCGTCTTTACGGGCCCACCCTGGGCCAAGAGTCTTGATGTTGGGATCGTAGGTTTCCAAATCCACGGCCACATTCTTATACCCTGTTAAGTCAGGATAGTCCGGAGGAATGTTCCAGTCCTGATCTATCAGATCCAACTCGTTCTTAATCTGGTGGTGCAGCGCACTGCCAAAGAGATTATCTTGCATTCTTTTCACGCATCCTTTGGATGATTTCTTTGTGCCGAGGTAATAAAAGAGACGGTACGTCTTTCTTATCCCGGTCTATGTGCTCCGAACCCAGGGCACTATACCCAACCTTATCCACCCAAGAATCCTCGTGGTCGATGTTCTCAACCAAACGGGCAGTCTTTACCCAGTCCATCATCAACGCTACATGCGCAGCGGTTACATGGCCGTGGCTCTTTAACGCGCCACTGATAATAATGTTCCACCCTTCCGCAATCCTGCCATGGTTGTGGTATGCATCACCGTAATCCTTGGCCCTCTGACCATTGATCAATTCTTTGGCCTTATCTAAAACTTCATCTCGTTTCATAGCGTGTACCTATATTTGTTGTTGCTCTGTAGAATATACAGCGTGTGCCGTGCTCTCGTTATACCGACATAGAATGCTCGATGTTCATCGTCAGGATGATCACTGTTCACACAAGCCTTTGTTGACGCCGTGTAAACAACGCAGTTATCATCTTCCCCGCCCTTCATAGCATGGAATGTGGATAGTTTGATACGAGGAGGGGACAATAAATCGTCTCCTCTCCTGTGCAGCGCATCAATGTATTCTTGTTCCGCAGTTCCAACCCGAAGAACCTTATAGGCGCTCTGTTCTGCCCCCGCTAAAAGCCCAAAGTCTTCCTGCAATGCAGTCATCGTTAGCTCCGAATCCTCTGCCAAGGAATCCAACATTTGTGTGCTACCTCTCTTGACCACGGCGTTCTCCCCTTGTTTGGGAACCGCGGCGTACAAAGCCCTAACCCGTTGCAAATCGACAGCCTTGTCCTGACACAAATCATCCCAAGTCATTATGTTTTCCACCAGTTCTGTGGAAATGCTAGGCTTTCCCTTGATCGAGTATTTAAATCCCGCGTTCTTTATATGCACGGCTAAGTCGCTAACGTATGTATTCGTCCGTGCCATAATGGTCCACGACCCTTCCTGAAAAGGGATGTCCTCTATGTGGTAGACATACTCAACCTTTCCCTCTTCGTCCCTGGATTCGAACTCCTTATCGTGTCTAACGGATATACGCTTGGATATACTGTTTGCCAAACGATGCACCGACTTGGGAATCCGGTAAGATCTTTCCAAAACCTTTACCTTGTTTGAACTCTCGTTAAACAACTTAACATCAACACCCGTCCACCTGTGTATAGCTTGATCATCATCTCCTGCGATAAACACCTGATCAGCATTGTCAGCTATCTTTTCCGCCATCTGCCACTGCAACGGGGTGAAGTCTTGAGCTTCATCGATAAACAAGAAGTCTAAACTCGGCGGCTTTCCCAACGGGATGTACTTCTCAATCATATCCACAAAGTCATACTTGTTAGCGGCCTTCTTGTACTCATCCAACATCTTGGAAAGCTGCTCTAACTTTGGGTAAAACAAATCCCAATCCGCAAAATCATTGTACTCTTTTTTAAAGTCCACCATTCGCAGCCGAGCCCGGTTGTTTAACTGAAGGTACGTTGCCCCGGATCCTCCAATCGTAGGCAGGTTGATTCCGTCATCCAAGGTCACCGAATCTCGTCCCTCAAACGTCAGACCAATCTCACGGCCTATGTTGTCGTAGTCTTCTTTGTTCATAATGTCTTGGGGCTGCAACCCCAACCCGTGAAACCCGAACGCATGGCTCGTCTTCATGTACGGAAAGTCCTTAGCCTCTAGCTTAAACTCAGCACAGGCCCGAGCAACCATCTCCTCGATGGCTTTCCGCGTAAACGAGATCACGCCTATCCTTGACGGGTGCGTTCCTTTTTCCAACGCAGCTTTGATCTGCTGTATCAGGTAGTAGGTCTTGCCTGTCCCTGGAGGACCAAGCACCAGTTCCGCTTTAGGTATCATACTCTTTTCCTCTTGGTCTTGAGTTTACCCAATCTTCAACCTCGGACAGAACCCAACGGCTAGAAGACCGTTTGTTTGTTTCGTCCCCCAGAACAATGGGTTTCGGAAAGTTGTCTGTAGTCTGCGCTAACTTGTAGACGTAGGATCGCGACACACCCAATAGGTCCGCAACTTCCCCCACTCGGAGCAAGCGATTAGAATGGGATGTCATTTGATATCTCCTTCACAGGCAATTCGGTTTCATCTTCTTCAAAAGCAGGGACGTACCAACATCGGATGTTTGTCCGCTTCCCTTTGGCTTTTACTATATTCTGCACTCCATTGTCGCCGCCCATGTCCCGTATCATCTGAATGATGTGCGCTCGGGTCTGACCAACAAACCTTCGATGGTGCAGATACTCCAACAGGCCTTCCAACTTAAACTTCGTTACACCACCATCGGTCCACGGTTTATTCATCTCGATCTCCTCTGGAGCCATGGCTCGAATGTGACTGGTGCAGTAGGCAAACAAGTGCTCCTTAAACTGACCCGCAATCGTCTCCTCATACGGCACATCGATGTACGTTGCTTGGCTCATCAAACTGTTGACCATCTGCTGCCACTTCTGCGGCTTAGTAGTCGGCGGCATAAAGTTACATTGCTCCATGCAAGCTCGCTGCCACAGCGTTTGATTCTGCAACTGCTCTGAGCCCAACTGAATCCGCAACCCGTTTACATCCATGAAGTATAACCGAGGCTCAGACAACATGATCGTTAGCCCACCAACCTGCGGTGCATCAGGCGCATCATCGCTGATCCCGTGCTTTGCCAAGACGCACAGAGATGGATCGCAGTAGGACTTGAACGGTTCGTCCTTACAGGTGTACCCCCAGTCTTTCTTCTCGTGCTGTTTGATTACGGTCAGCACCTCTGAGGATGGAAGGGGTGGAGAGAATAACGTTCGGTTGTATTCCTCCAGGGAGGCTTGCCAACTATCCGGAAACTTCTTCTTGCAGTACACGCCCATGAAAAACAAAAGCTTGTTCCTCGGCTCGCTCTGTGGCCCGTCCGAAAAGATGTTGCGTATGCAGGGAGGACCATCGTCGAAGTGCTTTCGAACCTTGGTCGTGCTGCGCAAAGCTTCCAAGTCGGCCAACTCAACCCGGTTCTTTTCCACCGCATCCAAGAACTCATCCAATTCCATGGCCTCGGAGTTTGAGTTGTAGCAATACCGTTGCGGAGTTTCCGCATTAAAGTACGGCATGTTTATAAAATTGCCAACATCACCGCGCTCGGCAATGATCGTGTCCTGCTTTGGAAAGATCTCAACGCCACTGTGCCCAAGCAGGATCGACATCTCGGTCAGGTATTCTCGGACCACGGCTGCTTGCTCCCACTCTTTGAGAAACAAATAGAGGTGAGCCCCTCCGGACTTAGATCTGCAATGCAGCAGCGGAAGCTTGAGCTTCTGGATCTTTTCCTGCATTTCTTTCTGGTTCAGATCATAGACATCCACATCAATAGCGCCGAACCGACATTGATTGTCTTCGTTGATCGGGATAGCCCCAACCCCCTGCTCACCCTTGATGTGCGCTTTGACCAGCGCATCTGTCAACGGCTCGCGTATAATCTTACTCTTAGAATCTGCCTTACCGTTCCGACCTATCCGACCTACGGATGTCGTGCCGTGAGCATTCTTGGCCCCGGCAAATGCGGCAAGCAGCTTTTTTGATTGTGACATTTACTGCTCCCAAGTGAAGGTGGGAGGCGGATACCCGTCCGCCTCCCGAGGCTGCTAGAAGGGGATTTCATCGTCCTTCAATGGAGGAGTAGGGGTGGAGGCCCCCTCTTCCGGAGCAGCTTTCACTTCGCCCGCAGCGACACTGTCGCGAAAGGCTTTGGCTTCAAGTATTAGATCACGGCTCTCAACCAACCCGACCTTTTCGATCTGGTAGTTGAACCATGTACCCTGGTCGTTGCTTTCTTCAACCGTTCTAAACTTCCACATTGTGGCGAACAGAGGAGGCAGAACCATCTGACCAGTCTTCGGATGCTTAATCTTCTGCATCGCAATCTGAGTCTTCCAACGACGGCTAACCTTCAACTGGCTAGACTTCATGTCTACCACAACAGGTTGCGTGATCCCGTCTTCGCCAATCAACAAGCAGAAGTGCTGATCAGATTTGACTAACTCATTGCCGTTGGGCAGGATTTCTTTGGCCCCAGATCGTTTGGTCTGTCGTAACACAGGATCCGTTGTAGCAATCTCTCCTTGGAAACCACCACCTTGCTCCCGGGGAACGAACTCCAGATACTTCACAGTCTGAAAGCACGGGATAATTGTTACCCCATCTTCGCCCTTAAACAGATCCATGGTCACGTTATTAAACATGTCCCCCTGTTCCGAGCCCTCAATGTAGGAAGCCTCACGCTTCTTGAGTTGAGGGGACATCGCTTGCAAGATCCGAACAAACGGGATCTGCATTTCAGAACTGTCGAAGGACGCGCCCTCTCCAGCAAACTCTAGGATGTCATCCATAACATCTGTGCTTAACTCTGCACTTTTTTTCTTAGCAACAGCGCCCATTACTTTTCCTCCTTATTATACTTCTTTTGCAAACCTTCGATAACTTCAATCAACTCTTCGTTGATGAATTCCGATTTTTTGGGATTGCCATCCTCGTCGTACTCTTCACGACTGATACGATCCATCTCTTCTATCTGCATTTGTTTCGACACGCCCATCACGTTTTCCTCCGGATCTGTGCTGTATTGGAAATGAAAGCCCCGAACAGATCGAGGTCAATCGGTTTGCCATCCGTCACACGTTCCTTCACAAACGCTTTCAGTGTGGATGGGTGAACGTGGGTCTTGGTCTTCGGATCAAAGCCCCGCTCTTGCAGCAGTCCGACAACGTCCCCCGCTACATTATCCTCGCCCTTACCAAAGGACACGGTGATGTCATTCTTGATGATGTCATCCAAGCCATTGGACCGAAGCCAATCAAACGCGGCCTCTTTGTTTGCCGCAGGTATCGACGCAGCAACAATCATCTTACGCTCAACTATAGAGCCGTCCACATCAAGACGCTCGACGCCCATCTCATCCATCAAGGCTGGGATGTTCTCGACCGAAAGCTTGTGCTTCTCCTGCTTCATAGCTTTTATGTGGTCCTCCGCATCGCTGATCTCTTGCTCAACGTCACGCAGCTTGCGAACCAGTTGACTTAACTGTTTTCCGGTTCCAGTATCGACAGACGAAAGCGCATCCGATTCGTCGTATAAGTCTTCAAATATGTCAGTCATAAGTTTTTCCTCTTCAGGGTTGATTTATCCGGTAGCACCGTGCTATCCGTTAGTGGACATTAGTGGAGATATATAATGGTTGTCAACTACAAATATAAATTACCGCCGTTTAATCACCAGGCAGAAGCCTTGGATGACGGGTGGGATCGAATCGAGTTTGGTCTGTTCATGGAAATGGGAACGGGTAAATCCAAAGTCCTGATCGATAACATGGGCATGTTGTACCAATCTGGCCTGATTAACTTCGCCCTGGTGATCGCACCCAAGGGCGTTTATCGCAACTGGGTAGCTAAAGAAATCCCCGAACACATGTCCGATGATATACCCCATCGCGTCATACGTTGGGTGTCTGGACCAAACAAAAAACAAGCGGAAGAAATGCGCTCGGTCAAAGATAAATTCAACGGCCTGACCATCTTCGTCATGAACGTCGAATCATTCTCATCTCTCAAAGGTAAGAACGCAGGGGAATGGATGGCTCGTGCGCTGGGCTCAAACGGTATGATCGCAATCGACGAATCAACCACCATCAAAAACCATAAGGCCAAGCGCACCAAAGCTCTAATGAAAATCGCTGCGGGCTTCAAGTATAGAAGACTCTTGACAGGCTCCCCCGTCACAAAAAGTCCGATGGATATCTATTCGCAGTGCGAGTTCCTCCGCCCCGGGCTCTTGGGATACGATTCATACTACGCGTTCCAAGGACGCTACGCCGTGGTGCAACGTAAAACCATGGGTCAAGCAGCCTTCCAACAGATCGTTGGGTTTAAGAATCTTGACGAGCTCACCAACAAGATCGACATGTTCTCCTTCCGCGTATTAAAGAAGGACTGCCTTGATCTCCCCGATAAAATCTACACCGCCAGGTATGTCGGCATGACTCCTGATCAAATGAAAATGTACGAGGATGTGCGACGCCACGCCATGGTTCTGCTCGATGACGGTGAGTTGGTCACCGCTCCCGCCGTAATCACACAGATGCTACGTCTGCAACAGATCATGTCCGGACATCTAAAGACCGACGACGGTGAGATGCTGTACTTCCCATCCAAACGCATGGATGCCCTGACCGAAATCATGAACGAGCACGACGGCAAAGCTATCATCTGGTCACGTTTCCGATACGACATCCAACAGATTACGCAAATGCTGAACGATAAGTTCGGAGAAGGATCCGCTGCGGCGTACTTCGGAGATACAACCGACGACGACCGAAACAATATCGTTAAGAATTTTCAGAACCCAGACCATCCCCTCAAGTTCTTTGTCGGGAACCCCGCTACCGCAGGGTATGGACTGACTTTGACCGAGGCAAACCTCGTGGTATACTACGCCAACGATTTCAATCTGGAAACCCGGATCCAATCAGAGGATCGAGCACACCGGATCGGACAAAAGAACAACGTGACATACATCGATCTGATCTGTGAAGGCAGCATCGATGAACGCATAGTCAAGGCCCTTCGAAACAAAATCGATATCGGCGCTAAAGTATTAGGAGAGGAGTCCAGAGAATGGCTAAGTCTAAAACCCACGATGAAATAATCGAAACCATGGTGGACTATAAGAAAGGACTTCGGACCCTCGACACAGGGGCCAAGGTCCTTGCCGAACAAACAGGCCTAGAGGATGACGTAGCAAAAGCCCTGCTCAAAGGTATGAATAAATCATACACCAACGTCACACAAATCCGCGGGTACTCCAAAGAAAAGGACTACCAAATCGCAGGGAAAAAAGGCAAATCTAATGAGGCAAAAAAATAACCCCAACCGTTGCAGTGCGAATCCTAGCCGGGTCGGGGTTAGTTATGAGGGCAGATAAGGCCACAGGCGTGGGCCTATCGAGCAGTAATAAAACTATATCAAGCCGCCTCTAATTCAGCAATAGCTTTTCTAATCAATACAGATAATTGCCGCGCCATGGACCGCTGCTCTGCGTCCGCTAACTTGCGAAGCAGGTCGTGGTCCTCTTTGATCAAGCCAACATTCTGAAACTGTTGCTTGTCTTTCTCTTTCATCTTCTTACGAGCCATAGGTTGTCCTCCAGTTGTGCGTAACTCCTACACTACTGGAGGAAAACATGCAACCTAATCGTTCTTGCCAGTAATCTTTATACAGCGCCAAGGAATCTCGTCCCGCTTGTCCACATAATTAGGAATGCAATGCGCCGTAACCTCGTCTCCAGGTTCAAGATCCATCTTCTCAACAATCCTGGTGCCAAAGAACACCCCGTCACCATCTTCATTCACTCCAAACGCACTGTCGGAATGCGTTATGTCCTCTATCAAAACAACCATCTCTTCCGACTGAAACTTCGTCTTCGTTTCATAAGTCATTAAATCTACTCCTCCGCAAATGCTGAAAGGTTCTTGGCATACAAAAGAAACGTAGCTTTCTTCGTATAGTTCGGAGCCCAAACAGAAGCCTTGCATATAGCGCCCACCGTATGCAGCCCCTCGCAAGCATACAAAACCTCGTTGTGACCAATGTCCAACTCCAAACAACTCATGATCTCGTTGACCGTATAATATTCCTCGGGTTCTTCTTCCAACAACGAAAGCACTCGGTCCTGCAAAGGCACCTCCGGTTCTGCGGGCTCCTCCTCTACCTCCGAATCCAACTCAAACAAACTAATCGCCTCTAAACGACAAGCCTTGCCCGCTGTACTAGGCACAACCACCGCGCCTATGTAATCCCCCTTATCTAAACCAACCGATATCTCAGTCATCATGCGATTGGGTATGTAAACATCTTGGTTCTTAACAAGACATCTTCCAAACGCAGCCCCCGGAATTGTGTTCGTAATCACCAACTCCCGCTCATCCCTTCTAGAATTTCGGCTCATAAATAATTCCCTTCTCTTCTTGGATCTTTAAATAATTGAGTTCTTCTACCAACTGCTCGATCCTCGGATCTGCGGTGTCTTCCCACAGTATATCGTCGATCTCTTGGTTCAGTTCTTTAATCCGCGTCGGAATGTACGTCAGAAAACTTTTCATCCTCGCTCCTCGGTAAATTGTAACGCGATTTAATCTGGCGCAGCGACTTGACCGTTGTGCCCATAATATCCGCAGCATCGTTCAAACTAATCTCCCGATGCAACAAATTGTTTAATACCGAAGCAACTTTGGATAACTCCAACTTCGGACGCCCGCCCTTGTTCACAGACGTATGCTTCGTGAATCCGTTCAACGCACTGTTGCTTATCCCACCGTTCCAACGCGGATTGTCCGCCTTGTCTTTGATGTTCTGAGCCAACCACGCCTGACGATAAATATCCTCGTACTTATCACGCTTGTATGTGTTCATATCTGCTTACCAATCTCCCGAAGGTTCGTAACATATGTATCCAACTCCTCACGAGCCGCAAACAATTCACGTTGCACATTGGGCCTTGCGTCTGAACGGTAACGCTCCTCCTGCAACGCATCGACTTGACGTTTCAGCCAACGCAACTGCGCCGCCTGAAACTTAGTTAGCTCCTGATCACCCATCACGCAACTTCCTCCTTAACACCCCGCAACGTCTGAGCAATGTCCTCCAAAGGACCCATGTCCAAACCGATGTTCTCAGCACACCCACGATATCTTGATAACCAAGATGCCATAGCCGTCGCCGCCTGTCTGCGTAATTCTTGTTGAGCATCACTGCTCTCAGGATCAAACCGCTCATACCCTCCACCACTCTTGCGTAAACTCACAGGACTGATGAACGTAGGGTACTCACGAACCGATAAACTAACCACCTGATCATTGGTCGTCGTGTCTTGAACCACGATCCTTAGACCACTCGCCATCTGACGAGCCAACTGGATCCGATGTTGACGCGCAGCTTCCGCATCATTCATACCATAGAACCAATCATATGCCTCATGCTCAGGCTGTCCACCCAACCAATCCACAAACTCATGCGGAACAAACATGTTGTTCCCAGATGCCGCTAGATATTCGTCAATAATTCTTTGACGTTCTTTCTTTGGAAAACCAGCCATTTCTTTTCTCCTTATATAGCTGTTTAATTGACCGCCGTACCGTAACCGCAACCCGACTGACCGCAACGTAACTCGTCATACCGCGCCTCGACCGCCTTAACAAACCTTGACCCAACGCAACCCGACACACACCGCCGTACCCAACCTAGACCGCCTTACCTTACCTGAACTACCACGCCCAACCCGAACTAAACCACCGTGACCGCCTGAACCAACCACTCCAAGCCCAACCGCACCGCGTCAGCCCTCATCGCACCAGACCTCGACCGCCTGAACATACCGCAACAAACCGAAACATATCTAACCGGATCTCGCCCCGACCGCCTGACCCAACCGGACCGTACCCCGCCCTAACCGAACGTGCTCGACCGCACCTCACCCAGACCGTGTAACCTTGACCAAATGGATGGGGGCTCGCGGCCCCCGATCCTTCTTACGCAACTAAAGTAATATCACGGCGGGATCTCTCCTCCGCCATGAACTGCATCAACTCCTCAGTCTGCTCATCCGCAAACACAGGGTTGTCCATCGCATCCTGCTGAACCGCTCGATCCTCCAACATCAACTCATCCCACTCACTCTGAAATGAACCCATGCTGTCCTCAGTCAGAACTTGGAACGTGCCAAACGATCCTCGGCCCTTCTCCTGTCGGAAGTCTCCAATCCCAACAATCGATCCCGCATTCGTCAACAACGACACAATCGAATACGCACTCAACGTCGGCTGAACATACGCAATGTCAACCTCCGCACACCAACGAGGCAAGTAAGCCCGCGTCCGCATGTCTGGCGTCTTGTTCATGTCCGCAGAGCGAACCATGTCAATCTTCAACTGAGGCTTGCCCCATATCTGAACATGCGTCTGAGGTAAAAAAATCAACCGCTGCACACTCGTCTTCGTAATACCATCAGTCTCCAACGCAGCCGTAGCCATCGCGCCCTTGACCCCTGGAGCAGGGAAACATAACAACGTATCCCCAAAAGACTTCTTGTAAACCGAATCACGAAACTCCTGCTCAGGATTGTGCTTGATCTCTTTCTTCTGCGCCGCAGTCTTGCGACCCCCACCAATCAACAAATCACGCATAGCCTTGCTGCTCATGCTGTTGAAATACAACGGGGTAGTGCCCATCATCCGAAGTTTAACGCGACCCTGCTTCAATGGTTGAATTTCCAATGCAGACTCTTGTGGTGCTTTCTTCGTTGCCATGTGTTTTCTCCTTACTTGGCTTCTAGTTGATAGTAACTTGTTTGTGACATGCGCTCTGCGCGTTAGTCAAGAACTTTTTTTCACAATCCTAAACTTTTTAGGATCCTCGCCGTTTATAATATCATCTAAACGATCAGCGACGTAAAACATGCAAACCCTATTATCCATCCTACCAGTCCTTTCCAAAAACTTTTCTAAAGATTTCATCCAACATTTCTTCCAACTCACTACTCGTCATTACGCACACTCCTCCTCTACCTGTGGATCCCACGAACGATCCTCGCCGTGATGATACTCACCCTCAAACATCCCACCCTCGTCATGATAATCCGCTTGAACCTCGATGCCCATCGCATGCAACCTATCCCACACCGGAATAGGCGCACCCCATGCCGTCCAACAGCGGAACGAGAACCACGCAACGGGGCCGTTAGGGTATGTATCGTCCGAATACTCAAGACCCTCTTCGTCAATCTCAACCTCGCAGACATCCCACTTCGTACCCCAGTTCTCAACACGCCACTCGTACCAGTCAGGCATGAGTTGATCAGGACGCCTCTCCTCGTGGGCCCACACCTCAAACGGCATCGGACAAACCAACTGACAGAATTGTGGGTTTAAGGCGCGGCCCTCATTATGGGGGTTGTAACCGTTCTGGGTCAGGCCATCGTAAAGCATCGACACCAAATGGGTCGGGCCGTGAAGGAACACACTCTGATAACAATGATTAGGCATCTGCTGTCTCCATATAACTTTCAATTAATCCTTGCGCGACTTGCGCCGTGATCGCGTTGCCATAGGCGCGCAATCGTCCCACGCGGGAGGTAGCCCCATTAACCAACGGGAATGTGCCGGATCTAACTGGCCTCCACTTTCCATCCCTGCATCCAAGCCAGTCAACATCTCCCCAGAAGCCGTTAGTCTTATCGGCCCCGCCATCTTCGACATCTGAGTCAAACTGCTTCCCGACATCTTGGCCGTGATCCCACTGCCGCCCCGCGTCCCGTCCGAGGCTGATGGTGTGGTCCACCCCGTGGTCAGAGACGCTATCGCCCCCAACCCGTTCTGAAAATCCTCCCGATACCGATTGCAGTCCTTCGTCGCGTTGTTCGCCGTGGGCGTCGGCCACCCCGCCAACCTCGCCGCATCCGCTGGATTTAACCCCGCGTTCATCCCGCGCTTGATCTTCGCGTCCGGATCCTCGCCCCGACCGTTGTTCGTCGCATTCGGCGTCGGCCATCCCACCAACTGAGCCGCCACATCCAACGTGTCCGTGCTGAGTTTGCCGTTGCGTATCCGACCCCCTATGTAACCGCCCTTGTGATCCCGCGTCGTCGGTGTCGGCCACGAACCAAAGCCGTTGCCTGATGTGCGGGGCGCCGAAGCCCGCAGAGCACAAATCAAAAGCCCCGAAGGCGTAGTCCTCTCCTTCCATGTCAGCTTGTACAAGGTCGAGCCAACCAAGC